GCGTGAGCAAGGTCTTTCAGCTTGACGGCCCTAAGGCTACGGATAACTTCAAATTCCGTATGCCGGGGTCTAAAGTCACTCATGAGTTGCCTTCGCTTCAGAAACTTCCTGTGGGTATACGCAAGCGTATGGGCGATCTAGCCGGGGCTATTCAGGCTCAGCAGGAGCGGGGTAAGAAACCAACCCAGAAGCAGACTTCTGATCTGCTTGACTTCCAACTTAACTTGCTTGAGCACTACGTCCCGGGGATCACGGATAAGCTCGACGACGATATGTTTATGGCGCTTATGGAGGCGTGGAAAGAGCACTCTGAAATCAGCATGGGGGAATAATAGGGCTAGTGGGGGTGTGGCATAATCACCCACTAGCCCTAGAGCGTGAGCTCATTGGGCTAGGTTTGAGGTCCCGTCAGGTTGGCACAGATGAGCTGACCTGGCGGGACCTTCAGGCTATAGTCAGCCATGCTGAGCCAGGAGGGCCGCTGGCTAAGGATCTAGGCTACGTGTGGACCACAGACGGCTACATGCTAGCTAACATCTATGACGTCCTTGCTGGGGCCAACTGGCAGCGTGCTGGCAAGTCAAGTGAGCCTCCACCTAAGCCTATTCGAAGGCCAAATGAGATTAGGGATGATGAGCGTGCTTTCGGGT